CCGCCTTGTGCGCCAAATCCACCTGCAGCGTTTTGTGCAGCGCCCATANCATTCACNNCCNCCCATGCCGCCGCCACCGCCACCTTCACCTGGTGACGCTGAACCACTCATCATTTTAAATTTATTATTAGATTCTATATCTTTATCTGTAAATTTCATAATATTTCTAACAATCCATTCAATACTCAAATATGGTTTACCTTCACCATCTTGTAGATTACTAGCGAGTGTTGATGCGATTTCTGCTCGTTTAGATAAATTATTCAAATACTTCCATTCCTCAAATAAATCATTTGAATTAAATGTAAGTTTGATGTAACTATCAAAAAGTCTATCTTGTTGTAATTCTGGAAAATCTAAAACCATTTGTATTTTTAATGGTTTAACTAATATTTCTCTAAATAATGTTCTTAAACGTTTAACAAAATTTTTAAATCTAATTTCATCCATAGTTATTGATGCAGTATCATCATAAAAATTACCACCGCCCTGATCTTCATCTAATCTAGCAAAAGGCATTTTAGATGCCCTTTTAAAAGCTTTATAAAACCATTGTAATGTGACATCTTCATTTAATTCTGCTTGTTGTGGTTGTATAATTTCCATTTCTGGTGTTCCTAAATCTGATGTTGGAAACCAATAATCTTTTGAATGAGGAATTTTAGTAGAACCATTAATATAAGGTATACCTGTTCTATCATCCCATTCAATATCTTCATGATATTCACTCATCAACTGTGCTATTTGTTGTTCTGCTTGTTGACGAGTTAATCCATTAACTGGAATTACAAATTTTTTATAAATAGAAGCTTGATTTAAATTATACATCAATTTAGTAAATTCTAATAATTTCAATTGATTATAAGGTTTAATAAGTCCTTCAACATAAGATGTTTCATCATAATCTAAATTATTAGAATATGATATATAAATAATATTTGCATCTAGTAATACTCTTCTTAATTGTGGTATATCTGGATTTTGTATCCAAACTACAGTTCCTGTGCCTGGTTCAGCAGCAACAATAAGTGTAAGTGGGTCTAATAAATTAAGGTCAATTATGTTTTTTTGATTATCATCATAAACAATTTCAAATGCTAAAAATCCATCAATTAAGAAATTTTTCATATAGTTCCAAGCGGTTAAACCATCATTAAAATTAAAAGCATTATAAATTTTTCTAAAATTATCTTGATATTTAACTCTTATAGATTGATCGTAATTATCTGGCAAATCTGTTATGGAGCAAAAATAATTATCATCATTATACATTATAACTTCTTCTGCTATTCTTGTAACATAATCCTTAATCTCTTCTTTTATAGCATATTGATGTAAAATTTTTCTTTTGTCTAAATATCTTCTATCTAAATATGCTATTGATTTTTTTTCTAAAATCTTTGATATTATTTTTTTAGTAAATAAATCATACATATTAGTACCAGGTTCATAAAGTAAATTAGTTGTATCTTGAAAAGCTCCTACTGCTTGACTATTTTTAACGACCATTTCTTGGTCATCCATTCCAAAATTACTAAGTTTTCGTAATAATTTATTTCCAAAACTTTTTCCTACATTACTTTTTCCAAATTCTGCCATAGAATTAGGCTGGTTATATCTATTATACGTTGCCATTTTTTAAATTAATTTTGTATTATATATTAAAAAATGCGGTCTCAATTTCTTTTATTGAAATATTATTGATATATTTGAATTTAAATCACAAGGATATGGTCCGAAATAATTATAAATTTTGAGTTAATTTCAAATTTTTTTCAAATGTTCTTAACGATTTATAAAAATTCTCTATATCAGTTTCATATAATTTTAGTATTTCCTCGTACATTTTTAACTTATCAGAAAAATCTAATCTAAGTTTTTCATTTGCTATTTTTTCTAGTGTATCATACATTAATCGTTTATTAATATAATATGTATCCAGAAAAACAAATCGTTGTAAAATAGTAGATGAAACCTCAAATATTTTTTCTATTTTAGTAACATCATATGCTGTGATAGCATAATTTCGTTGACCATTATTTTTAAGAAAACTATAAATCCAATTAACTTTAAAATTAAACTCTTCTTTTACGTTCCCATTATCTGAAATTTTATTCACATTTTTTTCATATCTATCAGGATTATTTGAAATTATAGTATCTATTAACATAACTTTATATTTTATAGGCAAATAATCAAAGTTAACAGCATATAAAATACTTTTACTAAAAACTATTTTTAGTTGTTGTTCTAATATACCAATTTCATTTTTATTTGGTACTGGAGGTATAGTTAAAATTGGACACCATAATTTATTACCATTAAAATTATAATTTATAATATAAAATTTACCAATTTGAACATTATTAATCTTTGTTGCTCTAACCTGCTTACTTGGGGTCTTTAAAATAAAGTTAAATAGCATTAATGTAGAATCCTCACGTATTTTTTTAATGTTTTGACGATATTGACNAAATAATGCTCTAATTTCTTCTGTAAAGTTCATACATTATATATAATTTTTATATATCTTTGTATTATGAATTTCACTCAAATAAAAAATATTTATACTTATACAGGAATAATGTTATTAGATAATTTTATTATAACAACATCGCCTGATTATCTTAAAGAAAAAACTTTAAAGTTTTTTCATACTTTAGGTAAAGATGAATTTATTGAATTTCCAAAAATAAAATTCAAAAATCAAATTTCAAAAATTTATCCAATTGAAAATGGAAATTTTTGGAAAACTTATTGTCAAATTTGGAATAATTGTCCAAATAATAGTAGAAAAATTGAAGAAGATTATGAATTAATGAATATCATCAATTTTCTTTTGAGTGTTTATCCAATATATGTTGAAAATGATAGAAGCCTTACAATTAGACAATTTGAAAAATATATAGGAGATATAGATATTATATCTAAAAATGATTTATCATATGTTGCTCACGAAAAAATAATAGAATTTATAAATACTCATATGAGTTTTAATAATAGATATTTCAAACTTTTAATTTTAAATTCTATTGAATAAGACCTCTTTTTTTAAGATCATCTTCAGTTATTATAATAAATTTCAAATTATGGCTTTCACACCAATCTTTTGTAAATGCCCATTTAAGTAGATTTTTCTTATATGTTTTTAAAGAATACTCATAATTTTCTAACATTTTTAAAGTATTCTTTTTTGGTTCTTCTGGTTCATTTAATTCATGCTTAGGCTTAATTTCTATAACTAATCTATCATATCTATCAGGTACATTAGTAGTCATTTCTAAATAAAAATCAGGATAATACCGATGATGTTCAATCTGACCATTATTTGATATTTGGTATGGTATTTCTAAACTCTCACTGCTCCATTTTACCACTTTATCATTTAAATCACAAAATCTACAAAATGCAAATTCCCACGAACTAAAATATTTTATAGGCGTAATACCAATATACTTACTTGCATTCTGCAAGGTATAAATACCTTTACTTGGTACACCTTTTTTTGTTCTTTTTGTTTTAACAATTGCTTTATTCAGACCCATATTTAATTAATATTTTCGCAAAGAATTAAGATTTGGTGGATCTTGAATAAGTTTACTATTATCTGTAACAGGTATATAATTCTTACCTTTATTAGCCAATGCAACATCATATAGTGTTGGAAATCTATTAAAACCACCATTTTTAATATCTTGATATTGTATATCTCTTACCAACATTATAAATTCTTCATCACCTCTATATGAAGGTGATGGTGATGGATATGAATCCATAAATCCATCATTTCTAACCCAATCTTTTAAAGCCATATACTATATATAAAAATTTTATGTCTATTAAATATAAATTTATCAGAGTATTGATTTATAATGATTTATATATTATGCATTCCTTTACCTTCGTTTGAATGACTTAAACTTATCATTCTAGGTGACTCCTGATTATTCTTCTTTTGATAAATTACATTTAAACCTCCTGCGATACCTCTTTTACATATTTCTGAAAAATACGGAAATGCTGACGAATATTTTTTCTCGTTAAATCCTTGCCAATTTTGTAACATCATCAATATACCTTGTTGCATACAGTCATACTTATCGTCAGATGTTTTATATTTTCGTTCAAATTTTTTGATCATTTCTTCACCGATCTTAATAATCATGTTTTCTGTTTTTCTAGTTAGTTTTCCTTTTCCTTTCGAAATAATCACCTCATAATAAAATTCGGTATCATCAATATATCTCGCCATATATTTTTAATTTATTTTTTTGTATTTTTTGATTGTTTAAAAAATAAAAGCCTTTTAAATATATGTTCTAATTTGTTCTAATTATATTGCCTATAAATTAATAAAAATATAACTTTTATATATTGTTATGTATTAAAAGTTTATAAAAATATTTAACAATATAAATATTAAGTTAAATATTTTTATTTAATAGTAAAAAAATTTAGTTAAGTTATAATGAAAAAGGATCTCACTTACATGAAACCCTTCTTACTCTGGTTTTTATATATAAAAATAAAAAGAGGATCTTACATTTAGCAAAACCCTCCTTTTTAAAAAATTCTAATTTATTTAGATAATCATTCGTTTTGCTTTAACTTTATCTTCTTTTATTTGTTTTAAATTTTCATAAAGTTCGTGTTTAGAAATCAATAAATCGTTGAAAGTTTTCTTTAAGTTTTCATCTTCATTTACTAAAACTTCATTTTCTTTTAATAATGCTAATGCCTCATCAATTTGTTTAATACCTTCTTTAATTTCCATTTCCTTATCTTCCAAAGTTCTTAAATGTTTAATTTCTGTTGATAATTTATTGTCTAAAAATTTTGATAAGTCATAATCTAATTCTCTTTGAATATCATTAATTAAATCATTTGCTGAATTATATTCATAAAAAGCTGAACCTGTTCTAGTATCATTATTATAAACATACATTTTATCTTTATAATTTACGACATATGTTTCTAATTGTGGATGTAATGCATTTTCTACCTTTAAAGCTATATCTAAATCTACAAATTTATCAATATTTTGAGCTGCTGTAGTTGATAATACATAATAATCTTTCTTTAACCAAGGAATAATTTTTGAATTAAATAAATTTTCTAAAGTGGTTTCTTTGTCTAATTTTTCTTCATTTAAGAATACGTCCTTATCATTTTTTGTTGAAATGCTCAAAACTAAATTTTCATCTAATCTAAAAGAAATTGTATCTTCATTTATTTCACCAATTGTCATAACTTTTTCTAAAATTCTAAATTCTCTAATTTTTTCAATTTCCTTGATGTGATTTTCTAAAAGTGTTTGTTTCATATCATCATTATTAATTAAGAACCAACGGTCCTTCATAAATACTAAATTGCCATCCTCTACTTTTTCAACTAATGTAAATACCTTTGAAGCCTTACCACTGTTTACTAAATTTTGTCTTTGAATAGGATTATTCATATAGCCATTTAAAAATAATTTAACTTCTGGAATCCAATCGTGAATAACTAATTCATTAAGAATAGATGACATTTTATTATCATTGTCAGCCATGTTAATAATATTAAGAATTGAATTCAAAGCTGGACGGTACATTTGACCATAATTTTTTCTTTCAATTTTTTTGTACAAATCCTTTAAATTATAATTCAAAGGCTCACTTTTAATCTCATCTTCTAATGATTCAACTAATCTTTTAACCTTAACATCCCAAGAAAATGGTGTTAATGTTTCTTTTAAAGAATCAACTATTTCTTTTTCTGAAAATTTATCATAGTTGTTGATATATCTTTCAGTAATAACATTTAATTCATAATCTTCAATAGGAAGTTCTCTTTTGAAATTGAATAAATCATACTTTAAATTTTTCATATTTTTGTTTTTTATTTTTTTGTAACTGTATCTTGCAGTTTTTTTTATTTTTTTGTACTATTATGAGTTTATATATTAATAAAAAAAACTCATTTTTTATCAAAATGAGTTTTATGAACTTTTTTAATTATAATTTTTCTAACGCTGGCTTAATTGCAAGATATGATCCCAAAGCAATAACCAAAGAATCAAGAATTGTCAAAATATCACCAACATATGGTATTTTTTTCGCAGAATTTTTTATATTGCCTATTATTTCTGTTCCATTAATACCTACCATACTCCAGACCTGATCTAATGTTTTATCTTTAATTTTATTTGCTAACTCTTCAAATCCTGTGCCTTTACTT